ACGCTTGGCAAACACTTCGCTGCCCAGGACGCCTCTGGGTGGTCGCCTTGCGCGTCGTGAATAATGTAAGCGATATGGTCGCCCTTGACGTTATCCAACCTGTTCATATCGGAGCTTACAAAGAGCGCGATTCTGTCAGTGTTGTTCACGTAGTCTGCTATCGCTTGCTGGTCATTTTCATCTGTGCTCGTAGTGAGCACTGCAAACCAGTCTCCGTTATCCCTCGGCAGGATTGCATTCGCAAGGTTCGCCGGGGTCACGTTGTGCGTGTTCAGCAGATAGCACACATTTGGCGACGGACTTGAGCCAAGGATGTTAGCAATGATTTTCCACTCGGCATCTGTGGTGTCATAGTAGTACTGCATCTGCACCAAAGATTCGACGCGCTGGTACTCCAGATACGCGCTCGTGGTTGTGTTCAGCGTTTGCACGATACCTGAGCCCGTTCCAGTTGCTTCCAGGCTTATCAGGTTCTTTACCGTGGCTGGAGCATTCGCGGCAAAATCCGCGATAAGGTCGCGCACGCGGGCGGTGTTTGGCGCCTCGATTTCAATCACGCCGCCGACAATCGCATAGGAGTACGCAGCCGCATAACTCACTTTTAGGTCAAAGGTTTGGTTGCGCGATACTGACTTTGCAACGATACCGCTCGACCCTGCCCCCCACTTCACGATTGACCGCGACCCGGTGTAGCCGATAAGAAGCGGCACGCCAAAGTTCACGCCAGTGGCGTTGACCACGCCATCGATGATGTTGATGATAACGTCCTTTATTGCGCTCATTAAAGTCCTCCTGTCACTGGTACTTGCTCAACGTTTACCGTATCGATAATATCGACACCCGACTTCGTTCTGATGTCTGTCCAGTGGAATGTCACGTCAAACGTCAAGCGTCTTTCAAACAGTTCCGCTTTGTTTATCCGCAGCTCCCTGATGGGCGATATGATTTGCGCGCTTACATCGTCGAGCTTCTTCATCTCAGCCCGCCACTCGTCTGTCATCATGTAGGCGTACAGGTCGCGAATCTTGTTTCGCGCCGCGACAAACTGGCCTGCTTCATAGACCACGCCAAGCTGCATGGTAGTTTCCACAGGGATGGCGTAGGTCTTCTGTGGTGTGCTTCCGACCACCACAGTCATGGTCATGCGCTGAAAGCCTCTGTACCGCTTCTCATCTACCAGGGAGGCTGTGATATAGGGCATCGGCGGGGTTTCAACGTTCTGCCCTTCGTCAAAAACAACGTCAATTCCGGTGGCGGTTTTGATGATTGTATAAATCGCCGAAAGGTTAAGCACCGACAGGCTCCCTGGTTGGCCTTACGACTCTCACACGCGTATAGTCTCCCTGCGTGCGATAGTTCACTTCGTTCACGACGTAGTACTTTCCCCGGATAACGAGCATATCGTTCAGGGCAATTGTCCTGTCGTCCTTGCGAATCTCGCCCTTGGCGTACACGAACAGCATATCTTTTCCAACGCTGCCGTCTGGCAACGGAATGATGCTCTTCGGGTTTTGCTCGCCGACCACACCGACGAAGTCCATAGTGTCGATTTCGACTGAGCCATATTGCCCGTCAGGGCCAGCGGCACGGTCGCGAATGCTCCACGTGATGGTTTCTTCTATCCACCCGGACAATGCCGCGTGCAGGTTCATTTAGCCTCGACTTCGATGCTGTTAATGAGCTGTCCTGTCGCAATGAGCGGCAATGACGAGTAGCCGAGCTTTTGCTTTCGCAGCAACGTGCTTTCGGCCAATGGCGGCTTTAGTCCTTGCCGTATGCCGTTTTGGATAAGCTGCTTTAGCGTGTTCGCGACTGCGTCCTGTACCATGGCAATGTTTAGCTGCCCGTTGTCTCCGTAGGCGTTTTCAATCGTCTTGACCAGCACTTTGCTGACCAGTGACATCTTCTGCTGGTCGCGAATCACCGACCGGATAGGCATGCGCGCAGGGATGCGCTTATCAGACGTGCCAAACTCGTGTATCGCTAAAAGCTCGTGGTTCGATATTCCACCAGCGTGCTCGCCAGTCGCGCCGATAAGCCATTTTGTCTTGCCAAGCTGCGCCAGCGCTTGCTTGAATCGGCCAAGTCCTTTGTCTTTGACCTTCATATAGACACGACAAAATCAGACGTTTGCAGCATCCCCAAAAACACATGCAGAAACGGACTCATGCCAGGCACGGTGAATGGAACGTCCGGTAGTGTTACATTGACGTCCCCGACTGCCTTGCTCAGGGCTGTGCGCGCGAAGCCTTGCAAATACAGAATATGGCAAATCATCAGCCGCTCCATCAGGTCATAGTCACAGTCAGTTACGCTCACGCCGTACTTGCGCAATAGGGCGGGCGCGTCCTCTATAGCCTGCTGGAGTTTATCATCGGGGACGCTGCCTGTCGGCAGCATCCGCTTGATTTTGCCAATATCGGCCATTCTGCATTACGCAATCTTAACACCAGCGTACATGGTCGATGGGTGCTTAACCATGATGCCGGACGTCTTCATCTGCAAAACTTGCGTGATTGTTCCGAATTTGTTAACTTCCGGCGCCAGCATGACCAGCGGTTCGATGGTCGCAATCGCTTGGTACTGCTTCTTACTGTCCAGCAGCATGAACGCTGTGTCAGAGAACAGGTTAACTGGCCTTGTCGTGCCATCGATTGTGCCTTTCTCCATCGCGTTTGAAGCAACGATTTTCAGCTCGTGCCCCAAAGCCAAGCGAGCGGCGCGCTGAATCCACTCAATCAATGGGGTGCTGTCCACGTCCGAAGTACGTTTGAACGCCAGCCTACCAGTCAGGATTGACGGTGGCAGGACAAAGTGCGTTGCTTTGTAAGTGTTAAGCCTGTTGATGTACGCAAAGCCCTTTGCCAGGTCTGCGATAATCTCATCCGATGTCTTCGAGCTCCACTCTGGAAACCCACTACCGCCGTTTGCAACGGTCTCGACCTTGCCACGTGACGCAGCATTGCCGCCGTATTCCGAAGCGTTTGTGGACATGAAGTCTGCTACGCCAAGGATGCGGCCACCGGCCACGCCCTTAATTTCCGCGCCTTTCCAAATCAGGCGGTCATGCACGCGGTCGATGTTCTTCTTCGCGACGGTCAGCTTTTCGGTCATCAGGTCAACGAGCGGAGACAGGCCACGGTCTTGCCGCAATTCCATATACTGGATTTCGTCTCGTGTGATTGATACCGCCTGCGCGATTTTGCACACTGGTTGGAAGTTCCTGTCCAAACGCACGCTGCCAGTTCCAATTGCCGGCTCTTCATCTGTCACCGCAACGAGCGAAGCCTCGCCGGTTTCAGAGAGCACGTCAAATCCGACTTCCCTTGACCCAGGGTGGAACGACGTATCCTCTTCAAACACTTCACGCGCGGCGAATGGTTCGTCCGCCTGGCGCACCAGCTCTTGCGAAATCGTAAAGATTTCCTCACTCGGAACGATAGCGTTCACGCGGACTTCCATCGGTTCGCCTTTCAGGTTCTTTGTCTTGAAAGTCCCATTGTGGCGCGGTTTCAGGTCAAACTTGTACCGCTCCCCGTGCGTTTCGCCAATCGCGTCGTTGATTTTGTGCGCAAGCGCAATAACCCCACGCGCGATTGGGTTTTGTGAAAAGTCTTTAATCATCCTTGTCTCCTTATGTCAGCGGGTACTCAGGCAATCCTGAGAAGTACACTTCTGCAACTGTGTCGTAAACGTTCTCAAGTTTAATCCCAGCATTTGGCGCGAACGCCTTGGAATTGTTTGTGTCAGAAGTTAACCAGCCTTCTTTCCCAGCGTCGTATGACACGCGCAGGTTGGCCGCGGTTGGCTTGTGCGCCGGGTCAATCTTCACGAACAAGTAGCCGCGACGAATCGGGGCAACCGCATCGTTAGCCAGGTACCGGCCATTCTTGAAGTCGCCAGCGTTAACACTGATAGGCAACGCGCCGACTACTGCTGTGGAAGTGCTCGTCACTTTATCGTAGCCGTTCGTCCCTTGCGTCACCATCACACCAAACGGCAAAGCTGTGAGCAGCTTCTGCGTTGGCGCTGATAACTCCGCAGGGTCGTAAGTGCCCTTCGACCCAGCGGCCTGTTCTGTAATGCTGTGGACTGAACGCGTTTGTGGATATGTCGCCATGTTAATCCCCCTTAAAAGTCATTAAGCGACACTGCTTTCCGGTCGCCAGATTCTGTGTAGCCGCTCACGCCATTGAAACGCGGGCGCAAGGCTTCTTCTTTCGCGTGCTCCGCCTTGACGGCCAGCCAGATTTTCGCTTCTAAAGCGCTCATCTTTTCGACTGTCGCTTTCGGCATTCCGTTGCGAATCAGCACCGACTTCCGGAATGCGGTAAGGTCGTTAAGCCGCGTTGAGAAGTCTTGGACATCCTCGCCCAAAAGCACCTGCGCTTGCAAGTAGGCTTCTGTCTGCTGCGCGATAGTATTTTGGATGATTTCCGGGATGCGCTTTGTTAGCGCGTTCGTGACCCGGTTCATCAGCTTCTCTTCTTCGTTGGCTTTTTCTTCTGGCCTTGGGTTCTCTGCTGTTTGCTCTTCAGCGTTTGCTGTTTGTTGTTCTTCTTTGCCATCATGTTCCTCATTCTCCTGTCGTTCTTGTTCGCTATTCTGCGCTCCTGTAAGTTTTGCAATTGCTTGAGCTAAGATTTCCAGCTTTTCTTCAATGGCCGCTAAGCGCGCGTCCTCTTCTTCTTGCTGTTCTTCTGTCTCAATTTCACCATCCGCATTTTGTGGATTTGGCTTACCAGCTTCTGTGGTCTGCTCATCCAGGTTGCGGCGTTTGTTTTTCACCATATTCTCCTCCATCAGTTTTTTCGTGGCTTCGCGCCACTTTTTGCTGTTCATCACTGCCACCTCGCTGCCGGCGCGACCTTCCTCAACCAGCGCGATGTGGTTCATAATGATTTCAGTCTGCACTGCATCATAGCGCTCTCCTCGATAGACTCCGGGGCTGTCAATAACAACACATCGATAGCCTTGAGAGAGTTCGCGCAGCTCGCGTGACTTGATTTTCTCAATAACATCCCTGTCCCAAACCTTTATCTTCCCGACAACGCGGTCATTCTCTCGCTCTACGCGCGGTTCAATCAATACGCCCTTGACAAACTCGTCGAAATTTTCTGGCAGCACGTCCACTGCGCGCCCGGATTCGTTCACCGGATGCTCCAGCACGAACGGGCAGCCGTCACAGCTTTCCAAAAACTCTTTGCTGAAAATTGCATCACCGACTAACTCGCGCGTCCCATATTCCGGGTAGTCGAGCACCATCTTCTTCGCCACCACCACCGGAACGACAAGGAAGCCTTCGGGGGTCACCTCCCAGTTCTCCGGCAGCTCGCTTTTGACCGTATATTCGCGGTTCGTCCTGCGCCGTGGCCGGTTCGCGATGCGGTTCAACCTGCGCGCCCACCTTAGTCGCTGCTTTTTCGACATGCTGCACTATCACCGCTGGCCGCTCACGTGTCAAACGTATTTTTCTTGAACAGTTTTTCATCGGACTTGTCAAATGCCGGTATCGCGCTGCATCTGCACCGGTAGTCCATTCCCGGATGGAGTATTTTTCCAGATTTGTCTCGTGGGCGCGTGTCGTTCGGCATCGTCTGATTCCACAAAAAAAACCGACCGCTTGGCAAGCGATGTGTTGGGCGCGTCTTGGTGTCGTTTGTAGCGCTCCAAATGTAACCGGGTATTCCAGCGCGTGCCTGACGTTCCGCGTTGATAGCTGCATAGGCTTTGGCAACCTGGTCTTGCGCGACAAACTGCGCATAGGCCGCGCCTTTGTTTGATTGCTTCAGCACTGCCTCCCGCACCGCGCTAAAGTTCGCACCTTGCCGGAGCGCTTTCATCACAGCTTTTTCAAGCAGCTCTGCTTGCTTGTTCACAATGCCTTTTATCAATGCTACGTTCTCCGCGATTGCTTGCTTCAGCGCTGGCGTCTGCACCAGCACTGTGCGCGGGACTGGGAAATTTCTCTTGCTGTAGGTGGCTTTGATTGACTTGACCACTTGTGCATCCACGCGCGCGAACACTGACTGCATTGCCTTGAAAACGTTTTTCAAGGCTGGCTTTGCGGTCATTTTCTCTCGAATGCGTTTCAGCTTCTCTGCAAATGATTCTGGCGCTGCGTTTGTTCGCGTATCCCCGATTTCCTCAATGAGCAATTCCAAGTACTGTTTTGTCAGGTT